AGAATTAACCGGCGGCAGCACCTTTTTGTGCTAAAGATTAAGGATTCCTGCGCGCGTAATGTGTGTGTGTGCATGTGTGTGTGTGTGCATGTGTGTGCATGTGTGTGCGTGAGGCCTGCCTTAAGATACCTCAAGATACCTCAAGATAACCTTAAGATACCTCAAAAATTTGCTTCGCTCGCCTGCACGCCGCGCTTGCCCTTTGCCTGCCCCCTAGCCCCCCCGGTGCCGCCCCTCGCGCACGTCATGCACCCGTGTGGCGCACATTACACGCAGGGGTGCGCGTACGCCATAGCATATTTTTAGAAGCCTCAAGGGGGAATCTCAGGGGTGTATGCGATATTAGGCTATTTGGATTTTTGTGGTATTTTTGGAAGTAGCGGTAGTATAATAGGTATAGTATATAAGGGTAGCGTAGTAGTGTTAGTCCTACAGGCCTTGCTACGTATACCTCCCACAGCGGACATAGAGGTAGGTACCCTACACATATCCTATATACCTATATGATCCCCCCCCCCTGCCCTATAGGGCTACCTTCTAAAAGTGTAGTAATATCAAGGACTTACGAGGCCCTCCCTAAGGTAGCCCATCTAGGGTTCTTTACATCTCCTACAAACTTATCTAACTTCTCCTGTAGTATCTGTGCCTTATATTCCTTCTTAGCCTCATCAACATCTACACCAACAGTATCTGTGATAGCTGCAACAGCCATAGCTAAGGCATCTAACCTATCATCGTGTCGTAGACAACCTCTAGTACGAGTTATATGTGTTAACTGGTACATTAGGGAATACTGTAAGGCCTGTGGGTCCTGTAAGGCTCCCTCTACATCTTCCTTCACCATATCTAAGTTAAATACAAGCTTATGTGTATTCATCAATGGCTCTAAGGTATCAATGATGCGTAGCTCCTTCTGCTTAGATGAGCGTACTTCTTCTATACTTGCTGGGTGTACCTGCTTAAGAATAGGGCGTAATAGCTCATTAAACATACCATCACCGAAGTTATTCTCAATATAAATAGTATTAACCTTATAGCGCTTAGCTATATTAGCTAGTATAAATAGATTATCCTCAGTATAACCACCCTGTAAACCTCTACACTCCATAATGTAGATACGGCCGTGTAAATACTTCAATACAGTGTAACCCATCTCGTCACTACCTCTACCTGAGGGATCAATAGACATAATACTGTATTGGTAATCAGCATGCTCTTTATCTATGTATTGTGGTTGGTGCAGCGCATCGCCCGTGAAGCCTATATTAGGCACATCGACTAGTGTTTCCCTTCCCCCACCATAAGATAGCCCTATAGGTGCCTTATCGTCATCCAGAGGCATCACTATTAGATCCTCTTGTTTCAGTGGATACTTATCAGCATCACTAAGGGATGTATCTAATTGGTATTGTAGGCGATAGTATGACTTACCTACAGAACCCTCTCTTTCTAGTAGATCCTCGTGGGAGAACCTAATATCTGTTACAGAGCCTGCAGGTAGACCCATCTCTTCTATGTAAGGTGCTAAGCGCCCACCATACAACTCTACTTTCTCTGGGACTCTACTAGGCCAAATGCGCACTAAGAAACCCTTATCGATGAACCTATTGTATACGCTATCGCCTGTTTGTGGAGTGCCTAGTCCTACAATAGAAGCATCTTCATTAGTTTGTAGGATACTATCAAATTCATTGATCTGTTGTAGTATCTTAGCCCTCATAACTTCAGTAGCACTATTAATAGAGGTCTCTACATCGTCGGCAATAAGGAGAGAGGCGCGATTACCCTGTAGTTGTGAGGTAATACCTAAACACTTAACACTAGGTTGTACTGTAGCTTGACAACCAGCAACATCAAAAGCCATAACAGAGTTTCGTTGATCTGGTCCTGGGCGTAGGTGTGCTAGTAGGGGTATCTCACCTAATAACTTATGAATAAATGTACTAATTGCAATAGCGTGAGAGCCTGAGGCAGATACAATAAGCACCTTCTCATTAGGATTGCGTAACAACCTCCAAGTAGCATAAGCACCTGTTAGGTATGTCTTTCCAACACCACGGAATGCCTCAATAAGTAATCTTCTATTACCCTCTTGTAGCGTAGCACATATATCTTTCTGTAGTGGTGTAGCATTAGGTAACCCGATGTTACCCCACACATAATCTACATAGTCTGCAAAAGAGCCTACTAGCCCTTGTATTTCTTGTTCATTCATTAGTACCCCTCGTAGTAACGTTCACTCCGCGTAATAATATAATCTCTTACAATACCACTACGCACAATGTCTTCCATCTTAAAGTCTGTTGTGTGAAAGTATTCCTTCATGTCCTGCAAGACCTTAATAAATTTTTGTATATTCTTGTCTCTCTCGCGTGTAAAGTCACTCTGTAAGAAATCGCCACAGAATAATATACGGCTATTTTGACCTAACCGAGTCATAATACTATCGGCCTCGTGTGCAGTCATATTTTGAAATTCATCAACAACGACAACACTATTATCTAAGGTTATGCCTCTAATATAGGAGGTAGTTAAGAAGCGTATAACTCCATGCTTCTTTAGTAAACCATAAGCATCACCTCTCCCAAATAGATCTGTACATATTTGTTGATAAGGCAGCTCATACACTTCGTTCTTTTCTTCTAAGGTACCAGGCAAGAATCCTACATCTCTACTAGGCACAGCTGATCTCACAATAATAACTTGTTGCTTCTTAGACTCTAATAAATCTGTGAAAGCCTTGTGCAGCGCTAAGAATGTTTTACCTGTGCCTGGGTAACCTAAGAGCAGATGCTGTGATGTATCTGTCCAGGCATCAAAGAATGTACCTTGAGACTCTGTAAGAGGCTCTATTGCCTTCAATTCCAGGTTAAGTTTATTTAATGTATTGCTCTTCTTTTTTTGTCGAGACATATTCCCCTTATCGTTTAGCCATGGAGTTACCAAAATAGAAACCCACCACAGACATAATAGCGTGTGGTAGCCACTCTGGGGTAACCATTCCTTCTAGTGTAATGTACTCTGTTACTGTCTCTTTCCAGAATAGTAGGCCAGTAGTTACTTCCACTGGTACTACTGTAGGCAAATTAAAGAGTGGAGCGAAGAGGATGAAGTAAGCCATGCCTAAGAATGATAAGGTGATTGTCTTACGCATCCAAGAGGTATTAGGACTCTGCATCTCTCTGACTGCTGCCATCTGACCTGCTCTGAAGTTCCTCTCATTAGCCAAATCTTGCTGACTATCTGATTGCATACGAATATAAGCACTACCTACTGTAGATATTAGCATCGTAACTATTTCCATTGGTAATCCAAACATAATTTACTCCTTTTCTAATTTGTCACAGCCCGCTATAACTTCAAACTTAGTGTTATTAGTACAGTCTTCTTTAAGCATATCTAACTCTAACTTCTTATCTTCTTCATCTAAAGGGTCTACTTCTTCCTCAGTTATCACTACTTCTTCCTTCTCTGTCACTACAGTCTTATGGTTTGCATAAGTACAGTGAAATACTTCGTGTCCTAAGATAGTTAATGCTTCTCTATCATCCCACATAGTAGTCTTAACCATATGTACGACACAGACATCACTAAACTCAGATACGAAAGTAAAGCCTCTAACCTCACCTTCTGCTGTAGGAGCACCTTTCTTAAATGCTACCTGTAGTTCTTCAAAAGTATCATAGAAGACTAGCTTGAGTACAAATCCTGCCCTTCCTACTTCTATCTTATCCTCAGGACCATACCTATATAAGTCAAAGTCATCTAGTGCTAGTACGTTAAGCGCCAATAGGGAAGCAAATAAGAACTTTATCATCTCTTCTCCATCTCCATACCTTTCTTAAGAATTGCATCAGTATAGTAGTCTAAACTATCGGGACCACCCTCGTGCTTTGTAATAGCCTTCACTAATCTAAACATATGAGACTCTTTAATAGGGGCATCACGATCTAGACCAACATCAAACATGACATCTCTAATGTAGGCTTCGGTATTATTCTCTTTACCATTAGGTGCATACACTGGAAGTATTTGCCCGATAGTAGTAAGACCACGCGCTATCTTTGATCTTAAATCCCGAGTGAGGGCTCTAGCACCCCATGTAGGTCCTTCAAAAATAGGAAAGCGCCCTTCGGCTACCTTACCCCCAGGGTCAAACTCACCAGTCATCCCATCCCAGTTAATGTTAGCATCCTTGATATTACCAGGATTATTATTACGCACATTTCTAGCTATTTTAGGGGCCTTCTTTGCTGCTGTCTGCTTCTCACGTATAATCTTTAATTCATCTAAAGCGCTCAATGTAGGTCTCCTAGTAGCTTCTCTTCATTATCTAAGAAGTTTTGTATTAAATTGGCCATAGGCTTCGACTCAATTACATCAGCCGTAATCTCGTTGTCCTTTAAGAACTTAAGTGCTGCTGATAACTCCCCAGGAGCTAATCTTTCTCCTGAGGCAATTAATTGTGTAAAGTATGTAGCTATTTGATCGTGAAGACTATTAAGTACTTCAATATCTGCTTTCTTGCTAATAGACATTATTCTGCTCCTTTTTCTAACCAAGTATCGTATAAGCCTTCTCGCTGGTTCCGTAAAGTACCAATCTTCTCCATCAAGTCTGCCTTTAATTCTTTTAAACGGTCAGGGTTTCTTTTTATGTATAACTTCTTAACTTTGTTTTTCTGGTCAGCAAAGTATGATTTTATAGCATGCTTTTTAGTTCCCTTTTTGTCAAAGTCAATACCATCTGGCATATTCTTATACTTAGAAGAGGTAATGAGTTTATCTAGTCTCTCTTCAATATGCGCGTGACTATCTAGTAGCCTGCGCATCTTCCAGTGGTCCTCAGCTTCTAACTGAATTTCAGCACTTTCAAACATAATCCTATCATCCATCTTACCAATATTCATTTTTAGACGCATTAACTCCTCTCTAATAGGCGTATTTTTAGGCTCACGCGTACGCATGCCTAAGAAAGAAGTAAGTGTTTGTGACTTACCAAAGATGTCTAGTTGGTCTCTAAGAGTATCTGGGGCAAATCTCTTTTTAACTTGCTCAAATAAACCTATAGCTTCCTTCAAGTTATCGCCTTCACCATTTTGTACAAAGTTAGCTAAAGAACTAAATGGTATAAAGGTAGCAGCAGTCTTCTCAGCATACTTTGGATTCTCACCTTTTGTCCAACTTAGTAGCTCATCAAATGATTTCATCCACATCTTATTAACAATTTGATTACTGAAGCCCACGACTAAGGCACCAGTAAGTTCATCTAAGTTTTCTTGGTAACCTTCTACATTGTTTAAACCGCGTCTTTCCATATCAGTAATAAACATATTTATTTCCGCGGCAAGTCCTAAGAAAGTACCTACTGGGTCTAAGCCATTAAATGGTACCCATTCTTCTGTAAAGGGGTTGTAGATGCTGTTTTCAGCAATACCTGCAGCCTTCCATGCTGCTCTTTCATTCGCAGGAGCACTACCAGTTATCATACCGTTGTAAGCTAACATACCTGATATAGCATACAGAGAAGAACCCATAACTAAACGCGATTCTGCTAGCGCTTTTCTTCGCCCACCTGCAGCAATATCATCCATCATACGTTGAGATAACTTATGTAAGCCTGGAGTTCTTCTGCCTACCCACTTCATTAGATTTACAGGTGTTCTATAGAATGGAATAACCCATTGTCCACCGGGGATAGCTTTAATAGCTTTATCAATATGATATAAACCTTTATTAATGCCATTGCCATCATGCAGTCTTAACTCTTCCTGGAAAGTGCCTTCACGCGAGCGTTCAATTGCCTCTGTGTGCCACTTACCTTTATTAGGTGCAATATATTTCTTAATTAAGGCTTGCTCTGCTTCTGATAAAGCGTCTGCGCCCTTACCTTTTAAGAATAAAGCCTCGTGTGCTGCATAAAATTCTTTAATGAAATTTTGTTTTTCAACACCTTGTAGACCTCTAATATTAGCTTCTCTAGTACCAATATATTTAATCTCACTACCATAGATAACACGTTTAAACATATCGTCGGTAATACCTAATGCTTGGTATGGTGTCCTAATTAAAGCACCAATACCATCAATAGTTTGACCTACAAATTGACGTATAGGAGTGTCTGTGTTAGAAAGTAAGTACTCTTTACTAATTGCGCGATAAGAACCTGTGTCATACTTTTGATAAAAGTCTAAGTAACCTTCTTCTAACGCATCCTCATAAGCTTTGGTACCTTTTGGCAACTGCTGAATAGCTTTAAAAAACCCCTTAACAGTCTCATAGGATTGGTGTAGACTTCCATGTGTTAGTGCCTCGATCTCATCACTTTTAAAGCGGTCTACATCATTGCGCATTTTGCCAATAACGCCAGCCATACGGTATTCTAAGTTAGAAGCCTTACGTACAAAGTAGTTACCTGCTATATTTCGTCCTAAAGTTACCGGTCCAGATAGTAAAGAGGTTAAGCGTACCTCAGTTAATACATTAATAGTTTTCTTTAACCAGTGATCCTTTTTATCTAAGCCCTTCATAACGCGGTGTAGAGTTATATCGCTCTCAACATCAACTACACCTTTTAATAACTTATGAATCTTCTTAGCTGTTACATCATTAATAATCTTATCTGCTTCCATCTTTAAAACGTCGGGAGCAGTTTCAGCAATCTCATCTAGCTTTTCTAACACTGCCTTAGGAAAAATCTCAATACGTCCTGCAGAAGTAACACGCGCACCACCTTGTTGTAGTGACTTAGCACCTGCAGTTAATATGTGCAGCGTTTGTAATTCACGTAGACCATTAAGTAGTGCCACTTTGTCTGTAGCATCTGGAGCATCCTTAACAATTTGGCTTAGGTGTTCTAAACGCCCTGACATAGCTCTTTTTAATACAATAAGCTGCGCATCTAGCTTTTGAGCGTCCTTAACAGTCTTTGTAGCTAACTCAAGTGTGCCATCAAACCCTAACTTTTTTTCTAAAGCCTTAGCTTGCTTAACAGTAATATCGTGAGGTTTAACACCAGTCTTAGCAAATTTGATAAAGTCTTGACTCTTAGTAATATTCTCTAAGATGTATTGTGCTTCATCGTGTAGACTCTCATCTAAGCCCTTAAGAATCTTCTCGTAGTTAAATGCAACTTCTGGTGGTTTAACGCCATCAACTGTAACCACTGTTTCTTCAAATTTTGCTTTAGTAAAACCCTCTGGTTGTGGGTTAACAATATCATCAGTCTTAGGCTTTGGTAGTAATTCACCAGCTTCGTGCATATCATCCACCGCTTGTGCTACAGCGTCTGGGTTATCATGCTTAGCCCAAAGCTTCTCTTTAGCACCACGATAAATCTTAGTAATATTTAATAGTACATCAACACTAACGCCTAAGCCTATACCCTCTAGCGCATGCTTAAACTTATCTTCAAACACACTATCATTAGGGTCTGATTTTAAATAATTAACAACCACATTGTCTACACCGTGATCAGCGAGCATAGTAGTTAGCCTACCATCCTCTTTATCCCAGATAGTAAAATCTACTACCGCACCTTTTACGGCTGCCTGCTTTAATTGCCCCACCTTAGTTGTGGCGCTACCATAGCCCCTCAGTAACATAAATGAGGATATAAAGCGGGAAAAGCCTTCTGTGACATGCCCTGGTGTGGTATCAAGCTTACCACTATTTTCTAGTAAATAATCCATCCAAGGTGTCTTTCTTTCCATTCCTGTTACATCTGCTAAAAGGTTTGCTGCATTTTTAACCGCATTCATAGGGCCTTTTGCAACACCTTGTACTATATCAAGAGCGTACTCGCCAATACCTGGATCAGCCTTTACCTCCGCATTACGCGAGGAGAAATAAGCTTCAGCCGCAGCTGCCGTTTCGTTTTGTTGCGTTTCAAAATAAGTTTTAATCTCATCTTCATTACTTTCGTTATTCACCTCAGTGGTCATGAGTACTCCTAATCAAATAAGTTTTTTAGTGCTTCCCAGACGCCAGTGCCCTCAGGCTCTTCTGACGCACCTTGTTTTAAGCTATCAAAGTATTGATCATACGCCTTAACTTCGTCAAGTGTAATCTCATTAGCTAATACAGCATCTTGCAAGGTACGGGTAGTATCTTTTTTAATTACATCTATCTTATCGATAGTAGTTTGCAATTCAGGTGTTAATTCTACAGCAGGCTTTGCCTCTTTTTTGTCGTCCTTTTTATCACCAACACCAAAGTCTACGCCTGGGAAGGCTTTTACTACAGCTTGAATAATTCTGGTGCTCTCAGCGTTTGCCTCATTTAGTGGTGGGTTAGCCCCATCATTATTCTCAGCGTACTCAATGACGTACTGATTCCACAGTTGGGAAGCCATTTTACCTTTAGCTGGACCATCATCTTCTAAGAAGCCGCCAAAAGCGTCCTGTTGCGCCACACTTTTCATTAACCATTTTTCAGTATCTTTAATACCTGCCGCCAAAGCCCGCTTAGAGGTATCTAGTAGAGCCTCTTCTTTCTTCAGGGCTAAGCTTTGAAGCTCTCTATAATCTTTTAAAGACAGATTAGCCTTTACTGTAGGATTAGAGAGGTCGGCGCTAGACATATCACCTTTTGTCACACGCGCTTTATACGAGGTATATAGATCAGGGGTTGAACGCCCTGCAAATCCTTTAATATCTAGTGATTCATCAATTGCATCTCGTGCAGTCTGGTAATCAGAGACGGACATTAGGTGAGCATTCTCTGCTAACCTAACCTCCATAGCTGCCAAATCTGAAGGAGAGGTTGCAGGGTCATAAGCTAATGTTAATGCAGCTTTAGTTAAATCAGCGCTTACTTTAGCATTAGCGGCTTTCTCTGCCGTATTTCTAGCGCTGGTTAGTACCCTAAGAGATGCTTCTACACCATCAATCTCCTTACCATAAGTAGGGTGATCTGCGTACGATACACCATCAGGTGTAACAATCTTTAAATATTTATCTATAGCGCCTTGCCAATCATACGAAGGGTCCTGCTCTGCTAAGTTCTTAACCATCGCACCAACAGTATCAATATAAAGTTGGCCTGAAGCGGCATTACCCAAGTCTAGCTGCGAGTTCTTAATAGTATCTAACAAAGCTAAAGGTGTTGACCCTTGCTCAAAATCTGCTTGGATAAGTTCAATAATAGTATCTGTATTATCTAATGTAAATTCATCAAAAAGTTTCTTTTCATTCGTTGCATTATAGGTATCTAAGCGATTACCCATAGCAGCAGCAAACCCATTAAAATAGTCTGCATGTACATTATCATTATCTGCGCTTAGTTGATCAACAATACCCTTAAAACCACTTGCTAGAAAACCCTTTCTTTGCGCAGGTGCTAACTTCTCTGCTTCCTTAAGAAGAACATAAGCCTTACTGTTACCTGCCCTATTACCTAGTGAGCGTTGCTTAATCGCTTCGCGCTTAGCATTCTTCTCACCATGTGTTTGTAAAATATCAGCTGCACCCTTAGCCGCTAAACCTACTGCCTCTAGCAGCACAGAACTATCACTCTGTAAGGGTGTTACTGTAGGCGCTCGCATACTTTTACTAACACCACTTGTTAATTGACCTAGTGGTGTCGCAACACCTGCTGTTTTTACTAAATTTACTCTCTGTTCTCTTGGCACCTCAGTGTCTCCTTTTAGTATTAATTACCATATATCTGTAGACCTCTTTTGTGGCCTTCAGCGTAGTCTTTATCATAAGCACTAGATTTTGGTGCTGACTTACTCGCATAAGTCTCACCTTGTTGATAGCCGCCTGCCGCAGCTGCTCCAATACTCAAGGCAGCTGCAAGACCGCCTTTCTTATTTCGTTCAAGGCCTTGAATTTGCCCTTTAGTATTTAACCAATCCATATCAGCCTGCATTGCTACATTCAATACATCACTTTCTGATAGGGATATAACAGAGCCTTGAATAAGCCCTTCCTGCATATACACATTAGCAATATTCTTAAAGGGACTAGCACCTGCCACACCACTTTCTGCCCCCATGACTCTAGCCGTAGAAGCTTCTCGTTTCTTTTCGCGGGTTAGCTGAGCAAGGTCCATCTCGGTTTTACCCTTAATATCCTCTTCCTCCGCAATACCCATTTTTTGGGTTGCCCTTAGGGCCTCCGCTTCTGCTGTTTGTGCATCGGCGGCATCCCTATTTGTTTGACCAATCTCAGAGGCTTTAGCTACGCCTGCTACGATTGCCATTATAGTTGCTGGATCACACATAATAATCTTCCTTTCTTAATTCAAACTTATAAAAAGGTATATCTGGGTCTTCCAATATATACGCTTTGCCATTAAATCGAGCCCCTATTTTTTTTAACCACCTAACTGATAGCTTATGCTCTACTGAGACATAGTTAGTTATACTTGAGTACTTCTTGAGTAAGTGAACGACGACGTCTATGGAGTATCTAGTGAAATCCCACTTGTACTCACTAATTCTATCATCTGTTAATAAATATCCAATGCCTACGCCTTTCTTAGGGCTATCTACAGCTCCAAATATGCCACTCACCGTACCATTGTACATAATTAGATACATAGTACTCTTGTACCTATTTACGGCTCTCTGGAGGACCCTACGATACCCAAAGCCATTAGCAGCTTCTACCTCACGCCTATCAAACTCTTTTATTTTTAAGTTGATAATTTCGTGGTAATATTTGTCTTCAAATAGAATAATCTCAATCTTCATAGGGGGTTACCTCAATCTGTACATCCAGCGTGCCATCTTCATTCTCGTCCACTTCCCAAGTAAGCCTCTCTTCATACAAACAAACTATAGTGTCTACCATAGCTTGTTGTGTAGCGACCTTCTTAGTGTACCACCAAGTGTGGATTAGCGCTGCTGCAAATACTACATAAGTTATCCAGATATATTCCATATTCCCCCTAGTAAGATTAAAGTTTAATTTTTAAAGGACCAAATAAGTTATTGTCTTTTTTCTTCTTCTTTTTCTTATCTTTATCATCGGGGATAAAGCGTGTATTGCCATCCTTATCTGTTTCTAAACGACCATATTGAATCTTTACGCTATCTTTTTTCTTACTCATAATTGTTCCTTATTATTTTAAATTTAATTATCACACTTACCGCCCATCTTACTAAAGAGCTTACCAATAAGAGATTTAATCTCAGAGATGTCCTCTTTAATATCTGCCTTGAACTCTTTCTGTTCTTGGTGATAATCTTCCTTAAGTACATAAGTATGTGGTAGGCTCTGCTTACAAGTATTATGCTCCTTCTGAATATCCTTGAGGTCCTGTGAGATACTATGAAGGAAATACCCTAGCATCGTGACCATTATTGTTAATCCATATAATCCTATATCTTCCATCGCAATCCTTATCTATATAAGTAAATAATAGTACTCCTATTCTGTTGGTTGTTCACTTAAAGCTGCCCAGTCTTGTACTTCCTCATCCCACATGTAATAACTTCCATCGGTAGGGTAAGGTATAGGTGCTTCCCATTGATACTCGGCATTTAATACCCAAGAAGTAAAAGGCTTTGGTGAAATAAATTTATCAAGTTTTTCATCATATCTACCGCCAGGGTCTGCCACTCCTCTATCACCAATTTCATCAGTTAGTGTTTCTGCTACCCAATATGGATATAAAGTTACTTCTTCAAGATGTGCTATTCCAACACTTTCTAATGGGTTGCCATTTTCATCTTGTGTATCTTCATCATCAACCGCAACAACTGTTAACACTTTATAGTTTAATCCTATTTTTGCAAAACTTGCCATAATCTTATCCCTTAACTTGGTGGTAGTTTATATCTAAAAATTACAATACCTTTGGACGATTTCGTAGCACTCCTGCCACCACCACCATTATTCTCAGTAAAACCACTGCCTGGGGATTCTGTAGTATTATTACCATAGGCTCCGCCATTACCACTATTAGTCCAAGAGCTATCTTCGCCACTACCACCACCTGCACCACCACCAGCATACCAAGTATCTGTGCCAGTAATATCTAGTTTCAACCCATCACCACCTTGCCCTTGGTATCCAGCTTCAGAAGCACCACCACCACCACCAAAGTTCGTCTCATTTCCACCCCAGCCAGTACCGTGATAAACACCTCCACCAAATCCTTCATCTTGCGTGCCATCTCCAGGGTAATCATTTTTGCCTGCACCACCACCAGAGCCTCCATTTCCACCCGCTTCGGCAGTACTATTATTCCATTGGTCGTTATGTCCACTACCTCCTCTGCCTCCACCAACTGTTGTAACTAGGGTTGTTGTACCTTGTTTAATGTTTGATGAAATCCCATCTCTACCATCAAAGCTATTTGTTGGTCGACTAGCTCCAATATTAACAGCATAGCTTGTATTATCTAATACCATAAAACCATTTTCAGCTACGCTATCCCCGCCAGAAATTAAGGCATAAGAGGTGCGTAACCCACCGCCACCACCACCACCAGAGCCGTCGCTATTGTTTCCTCCCTCACCGCCAGAACCACCAGAGGCCACTACTAAGTAGGTTACCGGGAGTGTGCCACCTACTTGTACCACAAATGCGCTACTACCAGTAAATTTATGTATTTTTTCATCAGCACTTGAATGAGAACAAGCAACTACATTATTATCATCATCAACACAGATAATTGTTCCACCAGTAGCTTCTGTATATACAACCGCTTTTAGCATTAAGCCATAAGTTTCAGATATAGTGGAATGTCCATATTTATCAGTTACTTTTATCTTAAAAGTCATCTCAGTATCATCTGCAAGGTTAGCATCAACATTCATATATAATGCCGCGCCATTTACTCCACCAGATTGACCAAAACTGGCTATATTAGTAGCATCACCACCAATTTCAACAACTGAATAACTAAAGTCAGTAGAAGTAAAAATAGTATCATTATCACCAGAAGCAGAACCAGACCATACAACCTTACTTTGAGTATTAAGAAAAAACTCACCAAGATGGTTGTTTGCTGCGCCCGTACCAGTATTTACTGCTGATTGGCCTTCTCCAACGTCTGTTATTGGATTAAATCTTTCATAAACTATTCCAGAAACGTCCGGGTCTACGTTAACTTGAGGATATAAAGATTCAATTTCGTCATTAACGTCATTAAGATTCCAGATTCCAGAAGCTGATTTTGAAGAAGCATCACGACTATCTGGCACGATTCCTTTGCCAATTAATCCGCCTCTTTTTCTGCTCATTAGCTAATCTCCTCGTAAGAAATAACAATTTCTAAGTCGCCAGCATTATCTGTATAACCAGTTAGTGCTTGTCCTTCTTCAAGGTATATTGCTTCGTTTTTACTGATTGCAATTAGGGTTGAATTAGCAGGCACAGAAACTTCTTTAATTAAGAAGAATGCATCAAACTTTAATGTTGCTGGTGCTGCCGTTGCATTATCTACATTTGATATGTAAACTGAATTTATCTTTAGCACCTTTCCACTCTCAGCTACGTTTTCTACTAAATCAACATCACCAGCAGAAGTTGCTAATACTTGTGCAAATGTTTTGCCGTTAATCGTTACTACGTCTAATATATTCATATTATTCTCCTATTACCCGAATACCATTGCCATAGCAATTGATTTACCTATTGAAACACCGCCACCGCCACCACCACCACCAGCAGAAGCCCCAATTTCAAAGACGGTCGTACCATCAGATGAGTACAACTTTTGGTCTGTTGTATTGATAGCTAGCTCACCTTGAACAATATCGTTTGTATCTGGAACGTTAGCAGCTATTGTTGAGCGTTTTAATTTAATTATGCTTGACATATATATGTCTCCCTTAAATGCTTATATAAGCGGGTTAAAAATTGTTTAGTCAAATGAACCACCATCAATAGTAGCCATTGCTGTAGTTACTGCTGTTGTAGCTGCAGAGGCCGCTGAAGAGGCACTGCTAGCAGCATTAGATGCAGAAGTAGCTGCATTCCCTGCGCTTGTGGAGGCTTCACCTGCTTTAGTAGTAGCGGTACTAGCTTGCGTAGTAGCAATGCCAGCCTGTGTAGTAGCTGTACCAGCTTGTGTAGTTGCGGTTGAGGCACTACCAGAAGCACTTGTAGCACTCGAAGCTGCTGCATTCTTACTAGATAAAGCGTTAGACTCACTTGTAGCCGCTGTGTTCTTACTAGCTAATGCCGCTGCAGCACTACTCGCACTTGCAGTAGCACTATCAGAAGAAGCTGTCGCACTATTAGCAGCATTAGTTTCAGAGGTAGCTGCATCATCTTCTGACGATTGAGCATCTGAGGCGCTAGAAGAAGCCGAGGAAGCACTAGATGTGGCTGAAGAAGCGCTAGAAGTAGCCGAAGAAGCTGAAGCTGTAGCACTAGACTGAGAGGACTCAGCTGCCGTCTTAGCAGAAACAGCGCTTGCTTTAGCTGTCTCTGCGGCTGCTTTGGCTGACACTGCGGCTGTCTCGGCTTGCTCTGCTGCTGCTTGCGCAGTCTCTGCATCATCTTCGGAACTTTGAGCCGCTTGTTCGCTAACTAATGCCGCTGCAGCACTACTCGCACTTGCAGTAGCACTTGAGGCTGCATTAGAAGCCTGTGTAGGTGCAGATGTAATAGAGGTTATATTGTCATAACAAGTCGTTACTGCGGCAATATTATCAGCTACTGTATCAATTTCTGATATAGCCTCATCTAAATCTGCTGCAACAATATTAATGTTAGCTATATTAGTACCTACTAGATCAATATTGTCTTCATTGTCTACAATGCCTTGTAATCCAGCAGCACCAATACCTGCGACAATACCAATGTTAACTGTGTCCTCTCCCACAGCTTCAATATTGTCTGCATTAGCTGCCACATCAATAACATCTTGCTTAATGCCTGCAACTGCATTAACACTACTTATATTGTCAGCAACAATACCTGCGTCTGTAGGACTCGTTAAAATATCATCAGGCGTAGTTCCCACCTGTAGTAATAGCGATTGTCCTGTTGTTGGAGGGGCATGAAATACAGCCGCGTTGTTGATCAGATCATAGTCGCTGCGGGATATAACATCCCCGTCTAAGAAAACTCTAAGATGATCCTCTGAAATAATTGCAAAATCAGAGGAAAATATCTTTTGGATTCCTGTGGTGTTAAAACTCTTATCACTTACCACTGTTATTCTCCTATATTCCTTGAGAGCCTCTTAGGTGCATATTGCCACGCCAAGAAAGACTATCTAGTTTAAATCCCTTATTAGTCTCACTAACAAAGGCTATATTTACTGTGTCTGCATTACCTACTACTGTGTACTTATGGTCCCCAATTGGATCACCATTAGAATCATAGTTATACCAAGTATTACTAACTACACCACGCGAAACCTCTACACCATACTTAGAGCCCTCTCCCATGTTAAACTTCAAGTCACGTAAACGCAATGAAGCTCTATTACTATCTACTTCAGAGTTCCCTTCTGGAACGCCCCATTTAGATAATTCAATACGGGATACAACATCTGCTCCATCATCATCAGTATAATCACCCACCGAACTGATGTTCTTAGGTAATTCTAAAGATATACTTTCTAAGTGTGTAGTGTCATCGTCGTAGCGCACCATAACTAATAGTTGGTTATTCAGTACTTCAATGTTAAAGATTGTTTCATCTTCAGCAACTTCCCACCGATGCCACGCTGATTGCGCTTTCTCAGTGCCTTGCCAATAATAGTTATAAACATAAATGTTATTGTCTGTGCCTGTGATGGCAAAAATCATGTCATGCTTACTACTTCCCATGAGCTTAACTAAGTCCTTAGGAACATAATATGGGCAATGAGCAGTAATATTTGCGGCATCATTAGTTGCAGTATCAGGGACTGTGAAGTACTCTCTGACAATACTACTCTCATCTTTATTAGTAACAAAGTAAACATTAGGGCCTAATGTAATAGGCTCTACATTTCTATTAATATCGTAGGCAGTTGATTGCTGCACATTTAGGTCCTTTGGTGTCAAAGCTTTAGAGGCAGATAAAATAAATTGTGCTCTATCTCCAAAGACTAATAACTCCTTATTGTAAGGGATAGCGTATCTAAGATGTACTGCTCTATTACTATCCACAGCTACGTCAATAGGATCACTATCAAGTACGTCTGTTATAGTAGTTGGCCAGAAGTTATAATATTCTCCTGTCTCTGACATAATGATATTATCACCTGCAAGCATACCTAATCTGTTCTTAAAGAAGAAGATGTCTTCTAAAGGTTTACCTACAAAGGATGGAACAGGCGCACTATCCTCATCGCCATACTTACGCGCTCCCCAGTCTAAGTCGGCTTGCCCATCTACACCGGAGAACGCAAATTCTGTGAGGGACTCTCTAGTAAGTGCGTGTGGCATTGTAGTAACATCTAATGTATTTGCTAAACCTGGTCTAAAGGTTTCTTTGTATACACCATCTACAAATTTTACATAGAAGTTATCAAAACTATTTTTATCATCACCTGTAATTTCAATAACAGTACCTTCATAACCTAAGTCACTTGGTAAGTCTTGCAGTTTTCTAATAGAACCCTGCCAACTCTCTGTTGCCTGGTCACCCCAAGAATCTGCTCCTTTGTACGTGCCTGAAGCTACTGCGGCTTTAACTACAGAACCTTTAGCCGTTGCGCTATCTAGTAAGGCTGCTAAGGCAGTGGCGACTTCCACACCGTCTGAGCCTTCAGCTTCTGCAATTGCGGTAGTTGAGGAATCATTATAAATATAATAAGAGTAACCTTTAGAGTCAGCGCCATTTGTGCCATATCTAATTTCGGTTGTTCTTTTAACCCAATAAAAGAATTGAGATTCCCAATCGGAGTCCCCATTATCATCAGTAGCAGCTAGCATGGCTACGTCTACAGTCTTATTAATAATATAAGTAGTATCACCTACAGTTAAAGCTTTAAAAGCAGTCTTAGGTGATGGAGTAACACCTGAGCCTGTATATGTTTCTGAAGGCAAGTCTAAGTAGGCGGCTGTCTCCCAATCTTGAACGAGGGTGCCATCACCTTCATACACTTTATACTGACCTGTTCCTGACGTTCCAGGAGTAGCCTTAATTACAATAATGTATTGTTCACTATCTGCACCTCTATCGTACACGTGAATAAATGCGTCTGTTGGTACACTATTATCTGTTTGGTGCAATACAGTGGGGTTACGCTTATGCGCCCCTTGTACTAGACTAGGGTAGCAGTTAACCATCTCAGTAACCTGAGTGTCTAACCTCAATTCATGAGGCTGCTGCGATACGCCATTATATAACCCTGGTATAGTTTGGTTAACTAAGCCCATATCCTGCTCCTATTTTATTAACCAAGGATGCCCCTTGGATTTCTATTTCTTGTAATAACTCGTCTATTTACTGCACTATCAAAGATATTATAATTTCTAGTATCTACATCGTGTTCGATTAGTTTCTCACGCGCCTTCGCTTCATCATTCATTAACACACGCAGGATATCAGTGCTACCAATTAACCTTTGATATACTATGCGTGCTGTTTTAATCGCCACATAATAAGCAATTGTGTGTGGTAGGTTATCAAAATCTAAATCCCATACTGCATCTACTTTGTGTGTACTTAATGCCTCAAATAAGAAAGTGTGATTGTCTTTGTCATACATCTTATTATCTTTCATTATCAAATTCTTAGCTTCTTTGCTCTCAAGTCTAAGCATATTTGGTGGTATAGCGATATAACCAGTATCAGGTAAAGTTCCTGCAGAATCTGCGGTTAACTCCCAATCTGTGTCTGTATTGCAATTAAGACCCTCTGTTAAGACTGAGCGTCTAGTTTCTTTTAAAATCTCTAGTGAAGTCTTCGCCTCATATACATCGTCAATATTGTTTGCCGTAGTTAATACCATTTCACCAATTGTTTGTAGTGAGATATTAACAGCTTCTAGTTCAGTCATACTCTGTTCTCCAATTTATTTCTTTTTAATTTAGATTCTTTTAATTTACGCTAAAAACCTAAATCAAAAAAAAGGGCCTCCCGAAGAAGAGCCCTTAGTTTTAACTATTAGTCGTCAGTAGACATCTTAACAACACAACCGTTGTTTAAAACACCAAAACCCATAGCGTAAGATGAAGTCATCAAATCACCTAATTTCTCAGGGATGTAATTAACTTCAGATTTAATGTCAAGTAACTTAACAACACCAACAGAGTTCTGAGTGAACATGTAGATGTTGTTAGTACCGATATTATTTGATACCATGATGTTATGACCAGCAACTTGTGTAACCTTGCCTGTGTCAATACCACCATTACCAGAAGTCATATCCTTATGAACTGCGCCTGACTGTACTAGTCTGTTGTAGTTCTTAGGAGACATAGTAACCCAACGGTCACCTGGTACATCATCTTCATCCATTGCTGTTTGTGCATCGAATAAAGAAGCGATGATTGCATCACCTTTAGCGCCATTGCCTGTTGCAGCAGCTGTACCAATAGTGATTGCTGTCTGGGCTAAAGGTTGACCTTCGTTACCATTAACATCACCAGAGTTACCAGTGTTGTCAGCTACACACGCATCTAATTGAGCGATAATAGCAGAGTCAACTGTCTTAGCTAATGCACGACCCATTTCAGTAGAGTACTGAGAACGAGTTTCATAGTGCTGCATTGCTTCTTCAAAGTTATCAACGAATACTGAAGCGTATTTAAGATCGTCGATCTCAATTACTCTTTCACCTGCATTGATCAAGTTTGTGTCTACGTCTTCACCTGGAACGTGTGCTGTTACAGCTGAGTCGTATTTACCAATTACTGCGAAAGACGCAGATTTACCAATTGCGATTGTACGCGTCTGGACTAGAGGCAAGAAAATGTTTGCTGTTTCGAAAGCCGTTAGTACTTCGCCAGAAAACACTTTAATTGCCAAGTCGCGGTCAGAGTGACCACCGGTGCGGTCTGTGCCGACACCTTGGGATGGATTAAAAGCCATTTTATTTTCCTTATATTATATTTAACAAAATTGTAGTTGTTTAGGTTACTACTTACCTGGCAGTACTACACATAATGAGGGTATCCTTTTATATAAACCTCAGCTTATATATTAGGGCAACTTCTGCTGCGTACTAAATGGGGTGGAGGAGGCAGGTCTGAAATAAGGTATAGAGGGGGAACCTTAAAGCCTAAAGAGAGATATCAAGGTATCACCTCCTCCGTTGTGAGCTCTACCCAAAGTTGGATAAAGCAACACGCCTTTGAACCTCAGCACGGAATGCTGGGTCACGTTTGTACTGGGGGTTTGCCATGTCAACCATCATTTCCTGTTTACTTGCAAACCCTCCAGAGGATACAGGGCTAGTCCCACCTTTAATTAGGTTAGGACCCTTCTCTGCACTAAAGCGTGCATGAAGTCCCTGTATCGCAAATTGTGCTGCATTCTCATTAGTAAGAGATGCATTAAAAGCCTCAACGTCTGATTCGCTCAAAGTATCTTGAGCCCACTGAATCATCTCGTTATACTCGGTTTCTCCTCCGGCAACCTTTTGCATATTACTAATTACAGATTGTGATAACGCTTCTTGTCCTGCGATATAAGCGTCTACCATATTTTGAGGAATACCTTGGTCAGCCAAAGCTTTGTAGGTATCCTCAGATAAATTTCCAGATTCCTGGTACTCTTTTTCTAACGCTGAATAATCAATGCCTTTCTCAGTAGCTAGTGCTTGCGCATCTTCAGTAGAAGGAGTCTCACCTTCCTTAATTTCAATAGCAGCCTCTTCTGAGACCTCTTCTTCAGCTGGCTGGCCTAGTTTACTTTGTAAATGCTCGTAAGCTTTTTCAAGTTCTTCTACGCTACCGTACTTACCGGCAAGCATTCGCTGCTCATCAGTCTGGGTTGAAGACTCGGTCTGTGCCTTACTTTGATCTACTTTTTCCACCATTGCTTGATCGTGTTCGCTTAATGTTGGTTCCTGCTTTGCTTCTTGATTTTGGGTTTGGTTTTCCATCGTTAGTTTCCTCTGATTTTAATTGTGTCTTTAATAGTCTCTCTTGTGGGGTAATCTTCATCACCTCATCATACCTTTTTATTAACATATTACTGTTCCATTGCGCCTTGCGCTGCTGCCTCTACTGCTGCGCCACCACCTTGCTGAGCCATTGAATCCATGCCCATCTGTGATGCCTGCTGCATCATTTGCATAGCCTTTTCTTGTTGAATTTGTTCTTCACTCTTCACTAATTCGTTAGTCTCAATGCCTAGTGAAGTACCTACTTGTTCAATAACTGCTTGTACATTAGTATATTGTGCAAATATCTCAGGACCAAGTAGTTGTTGTAACGTTTGTGCAAATTGAACTAACTTATTATAGTCGTGTCCTCTGCCTAGCGCTTCTACACCTGTAACAATAACAGGCTCTACTAATCCTTCTGGGAACTTAACTTTATTACTAATCATTAATAGCTTGATTAATGGTAGTTGTAGTTCCTGCGTTAAGATTGAGTATATACCACCTAAGGCATCCTCAAGTTCTCCTGCCATCAAACGCACTTCTTCCGCAGTTACACGCTCAGCATCACGTCTAGCACTCTCATTCAATAAGAAGGCTGAAGCTAAACGTCT